GTGTCGATGACCTTCGAGGCGAAGTAGCCACGGAAAGCAATTTGACGCGACAACTGAGAAGGCTGTTCGACGCTGATAGCGCCTTTTTGCTGTTCCCAGTTTTCGATTGCTGTCGGATCCATGATGAACATTCCAGCAGAGGTGATGTTGCGGTCAACGACAACGCGGAGACCGAAAGCAAAACCTGAGTCGCCACCTGGGCTGAGTGAACCGAAAGCGTTCATCGGGCCGACCTGTGGGAACAACGGACGATCTGCAGTATCGCTCAAACTGCCCATCAATTTCCAGACGTTTGGAGACACAGCAAGCACTGATGGCAAGTTGCCATTAGAGCCCGTGAGAATGTCTGCTGCTGCTGTGTACATCCACTCAACCCAGTAGGCAGGGTCAGCGATAGATGCGTTTGCGAAGTTGTTGGAGTTTGTGGTTCCTGTGTTCAACTCTGAGCAAGCGACAAGATCCGTGCGGTCGGCGTAAACGCGAGCCATGTCATCGAGCAAAGCGCCGAGGACTTCTGGTTGTGACCAGTCCATTGAGGCTTCGCTGATTTCAACGTAGCCCCCTTGAATTGTTTTTGTGATTTGCACGTCGTCAACTTGGAAAGCTGACGCTGTGATGGTCGTGTTTTGTGTAGCAGTTCCGATTGAGTTGTGGGTTGTTACAACTGGGCGGATAAAGATAGCGCCTGCTTGTGGCATTGCGCGAACGCCAGTTGCGTCGATGAGTGGGCGACGGCCTTGAAAGTTGTTGTAGATCGGAGCGACAATAGGAGTCGGGATAACGCCTGGGATGTCGCTGGTTACAACGTCGGGAGCAGCTGCTCGGATGTTGTCGTTCATTTGTGCAAAGTCGTGACCGCCACGAACGAAAGCTGCAATGTATTCAGAAGCCGATGGCAACTTGAACTCACGGCGAGCCTGTGCGTAGAGAAGTGGACTTGTGGGGGTTGTTGCCGACTCTGCTGACTCGGCCTTGATTGCTTCTGACACTGTTTCCTCCTCAGGGGTGTCTAGGGTTTCTTCTTCTATTTCGCTTTCCTCAGGATCGGCCGAGGCTGCGATTTCTGTGATTACTGCTTCCGAAAAAGCAGGAACCGCGACAAGTGAGAGCTCAATGAGCTGTGCTTTTGACACAACCATAACTCCTGCTTTGTCGAACTTGAATGAGACTGGATTAGCGCCGACGCTTACCGAGTCATACGCGCCAGCCTTGAGCAAAGCGACTGCATCCTTTGAGGCGCGAGTGTCCGCCAGCGTTGCTTCGAACTCGAGCCCAGCGTCGGAGTCTGAGAGAGCGTTAACGACTCCGCGCAATTGGCTCATGTCGTGGTTTTCTAGCAGTTTTGCTGCTTTCTGATTTAGGTCAAACGCGCCTCGTAAAAACTTGACGCGCTGACCTCCTGAAACAGTGGCGACAACATCCCAGGGGACGGCAATACCGGCGATACGCGCTGGGCGGTTCTCGTCGCCTGCTTCGGCGATAATGAGATTAATGTCTGCGTGAAAATGGATCATGATTACTCCAGATTGTTCGTGTCTGATAGTGGGTTGACTTCTGGTTCTTGCATGACTGGCTCTGCCATGTCTGGCGCGTAGAGACCGATGTATTCCTCAAGATCGAACTGGCAGTGGCGTCCTCGAGGAAGTACGTCGTCCATAGACAGCCGTTCTTCTATGGCGTGAAGCAATGGGCGCGCCCCAAAAAGGATCAAGTCTTGTCGAGCCTGCTGTGCGTTCGAGTAAGTCATTCCGCTCTGGTCAATGGCGAGTAGGTAGGCAGGAATGTCCATGAGGCGAGAAAGTTCTTTTGTCTGATACTCGCGTCCCTCTACGAGCTGTAGTTTGCTCGGGTCTTGGTCAAAAGATTGGAAAGTCACAAACTCATTAAGAGCGCCGATCGCATTGGAGCGACGATTAGCGGCCCAGGCTGCAGCCATTTCTCCGAGCTCTTCGCCTGACATGGGCTCTCCGCCTTTTTGCTGAAGATATCCTGCCGCGATTTCATTTGAGGCGAACCGCTCTGCTGACTGATCCAGTTTGAGCGAGATCTGTATGGCGCGACGGCCCGAGTAAACGACGCCGAGGTTGCCGTTAAGGAACTGGATCACGTTGCTCGTGTCAAGTGGCATCCCGTTGAACTCAAGTTCGTCTGCTGGGCCGAACCATTCTGGCGGACTATTATTGGGACTTTGAACGAGGTTCGCTGGGAGCCATTGGAAAGTTGCTGGGAAGCCTGTGCTGTAGCGCGAGGTCACAGCCCAGAAAGCGCGACCGTAAAGGATGAGATCCTTCGCGGTTTTTGCCATGATGAAGTTGCGAGTGACCTTAGGGTCGGGCCGTGTCATCCATGACTCGCCCTCCACATAGATCTTCTCGTACTCCTCGCCGTTCCATTGGAGGACGTAGGACTTCATGTCGAGGGTTCCCACCACCGTCGACAGCAGCGAAACCGCGCGAGTGATGGTGGGTACAGATAGTGCAGCTTCTTCAAACGCCCCTACGGTGTAAGAATAAAACTGGCCTATCTGCGACGCGCCAGAAGCAGCTCCTAGTGGGGCGGAGTTATACGCTGGCGCGGTGATCTTTTTACCGAAGAGAGGCATCACCTGGAGTCTCTACCTAGCGTGTGACAAAAGCAAGCACCACGGCAAAAGATAGAAAGTGATCACCTACCGAAGGCGATGGCTGCTCTTGCCTTTTGCGTCGGCTTCGCTACAAGTGCAGCTGCAAAGATCATGCACCTCGCCATTGTGATCGGGCCGCTGCTTTTCTGGCTGCTAATTGTGTACCCAGACTGTGTCTTGACGCCGACCGCTCTGTTGACGTGCTCGAGGAGCATTTGCTCGCCGGTATGCACAAGGCGTCCTTCGTTGATGAGTTGACGGATGGTGCTTGTATGGGTAACAAGTTCGCCATAGCCTACGTCTATTTTTTTCTTGTCTAGATCCATCGGGGCCATCTGGAATAGCGAAGGCGTGAGCGCGATCTGTCGGCAAGTCTTGGCGGACTCATGCACTTTCTCCCAGCAAGCGCCGAGGGTGTCTGTCACAAACTCCACAGTCACAGCAATCTGCCCTTCGTCGTTGAGCTGTGCGCGTACCCCACAGTAGAGGGACTCATCGATTGAACTGTCAACGCTCAGGACGCCCCCCTCAGGCATCACCGAAGTCGTCAACTTGTCAAAGACCCCAGGGTTGAGCCACGAGTTAGCGCTCGAGATCCACAAGTTCAAAGATGCTCTCATGAAGGCCGCTTTGTCCACCTGCTCGGACTCATCCACCAAGATCTCGGGATCCAAGGTGTAGCCGATCGCTGGGTTAGCCATCGCCCAGTAGCCCTTCTCAACCATTGGGTCAACGCCTGGAGGAACGCTCCACTCTGCGAAAAACAATTTAGAGAACTTCTTTTCGTCAATAGCGCGAAGCGCTTCCTCTCTAAGTTTGAGCATCGCGTGTGAGTCCTCCGTGCCAGCCGTGCTCCAGCACGACAGCAAAGGAGACTGCATTGCGCGCTGAGAAGGTAGAGCGCCATTAAAGAGAACGTCCGCGGAAATGTTCCACACTTCGTCGGCGACAATGTACGTCGGCGAGAAACCGTGAAACGCTTTCGGGGTTGCAGCCTGGACTAGCCAGCGCGACTCGTCCGGCATGACAACCTCGTTACGACCGTACGACCAATATGCTTTCGCGCCAAACTTCGCCTCGAGTAGCGGAGCAAGTTGCTCAAAGATCTCCACAGCAAGATCCAACTGGTGAGCGGTAGAGATCACGAGGACTGGTTTGCCACGTCGGATCGGTTCCTTTACCAAGGCCCACAAGATGAAAGCCTTCAACGCGACGGTCTTGCCATTCTGCCGAGCAACCGAAACCAGAGAACGCCGACGGACTAGATCCCCGTTCTCATCGTGCTCCAACTGTCCTCGAAGCGCTAACAACTGCCACGGCATGAGATCAATGTTCATGACGTCATGCGCGAGAGCTGCAACCTCGTCTCCGTAACTGCCACATCCCAACAACCCAGACATGAGCCGAGGAGCAATAAGCCCAGGCCCAGGAGCATCGCTCACCATCCGCCGAGATCCAGCGACTTCAGGAGCCTCTTCCCTGTTCTGGGATAGATGGATGGAAGGGGTCGGGGTGAATAATTTTTCAATTTCAAAAAAATTATTATTATTTTCTAATTTTTGTGTTTGATTTTGTGCTTTCGTTCTTGCTTGGACTGTTGCGTTGCGTTTCTTGGCTAGGTACTCGGCTCCGCGTCGGCTGTTGCATTTGTGGCAAGCGCCTACCCAGTTGCTTTGGTCTGTGGGGTCTGCTCCTCGGTCTTGTTCTATGACGTGGTCGATGGTTGTTGCTCGAGCGCGCTTGCACCAATGGCACGCGCCGTCCCATTCGTTGAGGAAGGTCTCGCGGTTCTTTCTGTATGACGCGCTATCAAGGTCTTTACGTCGTGGGGTGCTCATTGTTGGATGCCGTCGCCGTGGCAGTCTGGGCACTCCATGGGGCTATCCATGAAGCCCAGGACGCGCCCTGATCCTCCGCATTGTCCACAGATTAGATATCGGGTCTTGAGTAATGTCTCTGATTTTTTCTCAACGTCATTAGTAATAGTTTCTTTATAAGACGCCTGATTGTCCGACGTCGGTTTTTCAGGCGTCGGTGCTTTCTCTTCTCCACGTCTTTTCCACAGCATTTCCACACGCGTCAAGCAGCACTCGTCATACACAATAATCTCGGAGTGCCAGCGCCCTCGAGGGTCTTGGCTCTTTGTGCGTTTGACAAAACCTGCATCCTCTAGCTCTTGAAGTGCTTTAAGGATGGCGTCGCGCCCTTCTTGCCCTTGGCGTGACATTTGGAGCGCTGATGTGCGCCAGTTGTCCGGCATTGAGAGAAGGTAGGCGTGTATTCCTCGAGCACGGAATGAGAGCGAGTTGTTTCTGAGGGTCTCGTTCTTGATGATCGTGTAGTTGATGTGAGGCCGTTCGGCACGGATGATGGTCATTTTGTAGGGGCTTTCTCTAGTAGTCGTTGTGTAATGAATTGCATGTCGGATGGTCTCCAGCAGTAAGCCTCGGCTCCAGCTGCGTCGAGTGTGCGAAGCCAGGTGATCTGTGCTGGGTCTAGGCGTCCTCGCTCTGTCTTAAGTTCGGCATAGACGATGCCTTTGTCTGGGTGCGCCATAACGAGATCGGGGAACCCTGAGTGCCCTTGTATTGCGGTCATCCACTTTCCGCCGACCTGAGAGGCTCTGAAGTGTGTTACGCGCCATCCGTACATGATGGCTAGGGCGACGACTTTGTTTTGAAACTCTTTTTCGCTGATGGCGACCATTATCCGTCGCCTTTAATGTCTAGTTCGCGCTGCTCCCAAGTCCATTGGTAGTAGCCCTCGGCAATGGTTTCACGCTCGCCCCAAGTCATCCAGTCCTTTGCGTATTGCCTTAGCAATGGGACGACGTACGAGTTATATGTGAGTTCTTTGTTGTATTCCCAGCAGTCGCCAATGAATACGAGCGTGATCTTGTGGGCTTTTGGGTAAACGTGCACCTGGTAGTGATCATCTTCTGTCATTTTCGCCATCTTGATAACTCCTGTGTCATTGCTTTCCAGTCATCGCGAAAGCGGTCTCGGTCTTGTGTCACGTCATGAAGCAGGCTCGAGTAGCCCTGCAGCACTTCTTCAAGCTTTACGATCTCGGCGCGATGCTGGGTGATCTCAAGGTTGAGATCCTCGATCTCTTGTAGCGCGTTTTTAAGAAGTCGCGCCTGGAAGTTCTCTAGGTCGTGTCGTGCTTTGTCTTGTGCCGGTAACGCGCTTATAAATGCGTTCCAGACTTGGTCGTAATCACTCATAGAAGGGCCTTTCTTGTTTTGTTTTTGCTGTGACTTCGCGCTCGTAAATTATGGCCTCGATGACCAATGTGATCAGGCCGACAATAATTGCCCAGGCGATGGCTTTTTGAATAAGGCCCATTAGAACGGATCCTCGAATGACTCGGCACGAATGGCGAGTGGGATGACGTTGCCTTTGAGTTCTTGGATCACCTGGGAGGCGTCGTAACTCGTGAAGTTCGGAGGGAAGTGTGCCTCAAAGCCAAGTTTCTTGGAAAGTGTGCGGATGAGCCCGAGTTGCGCGTCTGATGCTGGCTTATTGGGTGATGCCTGTGGGCGTTGTGTGCTCTCAGGAGCGTCGCTGGGTGTCATGCGTTGTACTTTTGTCATCTCTTCACGTGAGGGGCGCTTTGACGGATCTGAGCCTGCATAGCCACAGTTTGCTAGAGCGCGTCCGATTGCCGAGGTCTCACAGTTCTCCATGTGCGACGTTGAATTGACGCCTCTATCGGTGTGATGTTCTTCTGCGTAGCCAGTTGAGATGAGAGTGTCGCCTTCCCACAGTTCGGCCTTGAAGATGCACCACTCGCCTGGAGCGTAAGCGTGAAGGGTCGTGATCACTCGAGGAGTCACTGAGGACTTGACGACGGTCTCTAGCCATCGCGCCAGTCTGGGCGCTACTGGCTCGTAGTTGTCTAAATTGAATGTCATGTAGGGGCTCTTTCTGTTATTGGGATGATTTGGTTCCCCATGGTCGCCACCCGTAGAGCTTGTAAAGCTCGAGTCCGACCTTGAGGTTTTGGTGTCTTTTGGTTAAGTCGTCTCGGCTTTTTATGTAGCCTTCACGCTTTGCCCATCCGACATTACTGCCGTTTATTTGTA